AAAATTTGCATTTAGGATGTTTTTTCTTGGTTTGACTATACGCTATAGCCAACGCCTGTTTTCTATTTTTTATCCCTTTTGTTTTTTTCTTGTATTCGTGCATCGTTTTTTTAATCTTATTTTTCAAATATTGTTTGCATTTTTTACTAGCGCTTGATCTTGTTTTCTTTCTCTTTTTCCCAGCATCTTCTTCTATAGGTCTTGGTTTTTTTTCTAACGGTTCTATCCAACGATTTGTATATTCGATTTCGTTGATAACATCAACATCCATTGATGGATTTCGTATCGCTTTGTAATTAAACGGTGACAATTCATTATCCTGTTTTTCTACCTCTGATGGCATTTTATATATAATCATAATATAATAGTTTTTTTATATTTTAAAAATTCGTTTAAGTAGAGTATACAAAACCTTGGCCCCATAACAATTATTGAATTATATGCAATATTTAAAGTCTATTACATATATTTTATATATTCTAATGAGCTATATAATATCTACGTTATGTTTTGGTTCAAAATATAAAATGATTAAAAAACATTGGTTTAACAGAATTTTTAATACATGTCTTAAAGCAAAAAAAATCTATATCTTTGACGAAAATAATATAAAAGATACCGATATTCCAAAAAAAGAATACGCATGGTGGGATATTGTTAGATTAAACAATAATATATTATTGTGTAGTCAAGAAAACATACCGGTTGTGCACGTTGATATGGATATTATAATAGAACATGAATTAGAAGAAATTGTCAATTTACCTTATGATTTCATAATTTCAACTGAAATTGGTGGAAATCAAAGTTTTCCAAAAGAATGTAGTCAAATATTAGGGTTTGGTGTATGTTCTGGATTTTATGTAATTAAAAAAAAAGGATTAAATTTTATGATGAATTTATTAAATAATATGAAAAATAAAACATATAACAGCTTAAGTGATCAAGTAAATATAATGAATTATATAGTGAATAATAAATATGAAATAAAAGAAGAATTATGTATTTTAAACGATATAGAGTTTAAAAACAAAATAATTGAAATAGATAATATTAAAATTTGTGTTTTAGATTTTGAAATAATAACAAGAGATCCAATAATTTTAAAACATCAATTTGGAAACCATATAAATTGTGATAATGTTGGCGGACCTAATAATTTTATAAAATATTTTTACGAACCATTAGAAAGTCTACCACTAACATGTAGATGTGGCAAAACACATTTAGGTGATAATAATATATGTAAACATGTTCAAATGCGAAAGGAAATCACACTATAAAAGAAATACTTGAATTAATGAAAATATTTAATTAGTTTTTTAATTTTGTTAACCCACACATTTATCAAGATTTTTATATATTTATAATAGCAAGGAGGGGGTAAGGAGGAACCCGGATTTCCCCTATTTTTTCCAACACTTTTTATCTATTTTTAATGTTTTACAACGCTTACTACTCGGTACTATACTCAATAATGTACGTGTTTTTTTATGATCCTTAAATGCAACAGAGCACCCCTCTTTTTTTGTTTTAATCGTATTTTTCCCACAACGCGAACGAAAATGCTCGTAACGCTCTTTAACTACGTTATATGTCAACCCTGACTCCTTACCTAAATACTTATTTATCTTCTCATGCATACAATATATGTATCTCGAAAATGTATTTCGGTTTTTCATTGCATCATCTATTGGATGCTTTTCTAGATGTTTAATAAAATTATCTCTACATGTTTTGCAAGGTAATATATTCCTTAAATCACATATAAAACGCTTATAATCGCTCTTTTGTTTTTTATTAGGCTTCACTGGATAATTAAAACTCATTAAATGCAAAAAGTGCCATAACGGTGGTCCCCACACCGTGGTCAACATTCCGTTGTTACTATTATAATCTTCCTTCGTATATGTCATCTGATATATGTAAATATTTTATTTTATACTACAAACTTATATATATATTATATATATATATATAAAATATGATAATTCAAACAGGAGGTCGGATAAAATTAGACATCTCAAATGGGGAATTTAAATTTAGTGCAGTAAACTATACTAGCACATATTCACGACATGAAGCCGATTTATGGAATAAACTTATTAAAGAAGGAAAAATCCAGTTAAATGACAAGTTAAATGATAATATTAACAAACTAAAAGACGCGTGGAATAATTACAATGACATCACGAATAGGGTCGCTATTATAAAGAAGAAGGCGGCATCGGGCCCAACTCTGCCACATGGTGTTATACCGAATATGGAGAAGCTCAAGAAGGAGGAGAAACTAAAGAAGCTCGAGACGGAGGAGGAACTGGCGAAGAATGACTTCAATGATGCGAGTAGCGCGGCGTGGAGTGATATAGAATCTCGAGGCAAGGAATATGGAAAATGGCTAAACGGTGAATCGGGGCGGTCATACTTTAATAAGAGTATGAATGCCCTAATAACAGAAATTGCAAAAAACAATGATCATGCTAACTTTATGCATGATAAATTACTTACAATTTTTCAAGAGCGACATAGAGTAGATAATTATAGGGGTGAAGCCATCTCGGAGGGAGATCGAGAGAAGCATCAGGGGCACGTATATTTTACAAACATTTTCAAAAAGATATTTTTTAATTTTTGTGAAAAGCGGTATAAAATAGTATATAAATCGCTCGAAGAACAGCTTAAAACAGCTTATGAATCATTTCGCAAGAAAATGTCGGGGCGCTCGAAGCAGAAGAGGGATTTTATAAGACACTTTAACCGATTTATAAAAACTGAAACTAGAGAAAAATTCACATTAGAGTCTCTCGATATTTTTGATAATCCTAATGCCAGTACAATCCGTTTAAAAAAAGATTATGTAAGTGAAGAAGATGATGAATTAAAAATCGACGAAGTGTTCAAACGATTAGCCCATGAGTACTGCGAGGGAGTGATCGGAATGCCGGAGCCGCACCCGCCGATCTTCACGGCTGTCAATCTCATTATACACTACTACAATGAGCATTTAAAACCACAAACTACAAGTGAAGAACAAACTACAAGTAATGAATCGTCTCAAAGTCGTAATTTGACTAAAAGTAATAATTCGTCTCAAAGTCAGAATCTGACTAAAACAAGAAAAAAACAACTACAAAACAAAGTACAAGAAGATGCTAAAAAAACACGAACACATGATGAAGGAAAATCGAATAAAGTAAAAGAGGAAGGAGGCCGACATATCCGGGCAAAATCTAAAAAAAAACTTATTATTGATAACAAAAAAAGAAAAACTACACGCAAAAATATAAAACCAATAAAATAGTAAATAAAATATTATTGAGAAATATATCAACATTAATCTATACCTCCCTGTAGTTTTTTATAGCAGATTTTATTGCATCTTCCGCCAGCATACTACAATGCAACTTCACTGGCGGAAGTTTCAAATGCGTCGCAATCATCTTATTAGATACTTCTAAAGCTTCATCGCATGTCTTACCTATCACTATTTCAGTCGCCAATGAACTCGACGCAATCGCAGATCCACACCCAAAAGTCTTAAACTTTGCATCTATTATTTTATCGCTTTCTCTATCTACCTTTATACTTAGCTTCATCACATCACCACATGCTGGCGCCCCTACTATACCTACTCCTACATCCTTTTTATCAAAAAAAGAACCAACATTTCTAGGATTTTCATAATGATCTATTATCCTTTTTGAATAATAACAACGCACATTTTTTATAATTCTTCTCATTTATTTATTTATAATATATTTTTATTGGTTATTAAATATTTATTTTCTTTTTGTTTTTCTTTTTCTTTTCTTTTTGTTTTTACTTTTTTTATTTTTAGATTTAGTTTTCACTTTCTTTTTATTTCCCCCGGTATGGAGGGGGTTTAATAAATCTTCATTTAAAAACAATACTATTAAATTTTCGCCTAAAACGTTACCAGGACCAAATAGTCGCTCACAGGCATCTCTTTGTATCCCCGACCAATGTATTTGTTCTCCATTTTTCGTGTATGACTTTAACATAGCTCGTAATTCATAAAATTCAAAACTTTTGTATATAGGTGGGGTGGTGCGCTCATCGTCATTCCAAGATGATAAAATATGACATGAACCCGATTCTTCAACCTTAACAATAAAACTATGTGCAGGACCGATCCCGGTGTGCTCATCGATTGCAAGTATTTGAACTATATATAAATCTGGTTTTTCAGGAAGAATAGTTGGAATTTTATGGTCTAGTCCAAAACCTACAGCGTAATCATCATACAGTCGTATATTATGTCCCATTGGATGTCCCATTATTTTTTGAATCATTACTGATTCATATATAATTTTATATTCTCTTAAAAAATCTGGCCCAATTGGTTTATCTATATCTAACTTTAACATTGTAAACATGACCAGAGTTGATATTCTACAACTACACATAATTTTATAAAACTCATCATATGGTCGGCCATCGACGTCGATCTGGATCCGTCCCCGCTTTTTGGGACGATCCGAAATTTTTTCGTCCATGGCCATTTCAAAACCACAAATAAATTTATTTGTGGATGTACCATCTCCAAAATAATCATCTTTACACAAAGAAATTGCTTTATTATAATTAGATATTATACGACGATATATATTATCTGCCATTAAAAAATCTGCCATTAATTAATAATATATTATAATATATTATTAAAAAAAATACTATGATTATAAGAATCTACCTCCTATGTATATATATATTATAAATTATATAATGTCATAAATTATAAACCTAGAACAAAGGGGGGTAAGGGGGAATCTTGGTTCCCTCTAGAAGTCAATTGTATATGTATCATCAATCTTCTTTTGATCTATTTCTTGCTTTTTAATATAGTTCGCATGCTGCTCCATTTTCATATTACTTGTAGAACAATATTCTTCATCATTTACTTTCATTAAATTTTCTAATATATCATCATTTCTATCTATTGCTATTTTTCTAGATTCATTTATATATTTCTCATCATCTACCAATACATCAAACGAATTAGTACCAAATGAACCCAATTGACCACACATAACATTTGCTGAAATACCCATCATATCATCTAATTCAGCATGTTTTGCTGCTTTCATAAACATTTCTGGTGTTTCTTCAAATGATGCTTTTGCAATTGGACCTACATCATCATTATTTATACCATGTCTAAAAATAGATATCATTTTATAAGAATATGTCATCCTATCAGTTAATAATCCCAAATGATGCGCATTAATATAACTTCCATCCTTTTCTGTAATCTCTAAAAACTCATTATAAATCGATTGACGCGCTGCTTCTATACCTAATACTCTACACATCTCTGTAATACTATTTGTATATGTCCTTTTTTCATCAATATAATCTAATCCTAACGCCACTAACAAATTACTACCTACTGTATCTAATACCCAAATTGGATTATTTTGATATTTTCCATCCCTATATTCTAAATGCGATGGATCCTTACGAAGTAATACTTTTGATATCCCTTTCAAACCACGCAATGAAATATTATCTAACATTTGTTCAGCAAAACTTTTAATATAACAAATCTCATCAGATTGATCTAAATCTTCCGGATCAGGTTTACTTTTTTTTATTTGATCAACCCTAATTCTAAAAATTAAATCATCGGAATTATAGTCACTATATATCGTTTTTATATTTTTTTGATAAATTGTTTTTAAACAATAATCTATATCGTCTAAAGTTATATTCTTTTCAATTAATTTGAATTTATCTATTGTTAACCGTATAATCCATTTTGATTTATCTTTATTATCATCGCTTGTTCCTATCATATCATCTAACATATTTTCAAATTCATTAAAATCTTTCATAAATGTTTCATCTTCTTTTATACTTGTTTCATATTCATTTGGCTCAAAACATATTTGTAATTTCTTTACAATCATACGCAATTTGGTTTCCTCTATCATATTTAATACTCGTTGTGATCTTTCACGATCTGAAGCATCTTCATTTTTCATAAATACTGTCATAGACGGATTTTTAGGATTGTCAGATAAAGATAAAATTTCTTCTACTCGTGGTACACCCCTAGTTACATTCGATTTACTAGCAACACCCGCCAAATGAAATGTATTTAATGTCATTTGTGTTGTGGGTTCACCAATAGATTGAGCAGCTAAAATACCAACCATTTCACCAGGATTTACTAACGCCTTCTTATAATATAATACTATCTTCTCTAATAATATTGTTAAACTCTCCTTATTATACCGCTTCATTACCAATAATACCTTTGGATTCATATAATAAAAATACATCACTTTAAATAAATCATTAGGATTATTATATCTTAATCTCTCTAATTGATTATAATAAACATCATTTATCATATCTATCGCCTCAATAAGTGTTATATCTACAAATAATGTATCGTTGTGCATTTGATTTTTCACATTTTCTATAATATGTTGAAATGATACCGGACACCTAATCTTATCAACACCTGTATTATTATGCACATCTTCTATTATTTGTTTTTGATATTTTATCATCATATTAGCTGTATCGTCTAACCATTTTGCATATTTTTTTGCATGTTCTTTTGTATTCATACGTGTTACTGTCGATTCAGTAAATAGCAGTTTATTTGTTTTATCTAATTTAAAACTATAATATCCATATATATCATCTATACTCAAATCTAATAATGGCAATTTCTGATTTTCTACCTTTAATGCATCAAAACCATCATCGCCATACTTAAATTGTACAATTTTATTCTTATTATTTCTAACAGAATTATCATATAATACCTTTAAATCCTCCATACCCTTCACTAACCGACGTTGAATATATCCCGTTTGTGATGTTTTCACAGCAGTATCAATCAATCCTACACGACCACCCATCGCATGAAAGAATAATTCTTGAGGCGATAAACCTTTGATAAAACTATTTTCTACAAATCCTCGCGCTACTGGCGAATCATCATATTTATAATAATGAGGTAATGTTCTATTATCAAAACCATATGGAATACGTTTTGCATCTACACTTACCTGCCCCAAACATGAAATCATTTGTGAAATATTTAAATCCGACCCCTTCGATCCTGCATTTGTCATAACAACAAACCTATTGTTATCTGATAAACTCTTTCTTCCAATCATCCCAGCCTTTGAACCAGCATCTTTTAATATATTATGTACTTGATTTTCAAATTCCTCCTCATTTGAACGACCAGTCATATTTTGAAATATATTTAAATGTGTGTTATCTATTAAATCTTCAACCTGTTTCTTATGTTCCGACAATAACTCATCAATCTTATCATTCGTTTTTTTATTTGAAATTAAATCGCTCATTCCAACACTATAACCACTCGTTTTCATATATTCTGTTACAATTTTTTGAATATTATCTATGAATTCTGCAGCACATTCATTCCCCTCATCATTATATAATCTATGAATAATACCCGATGATGTCGAACCCAATACTTGTTTATCCATATAACCTCTTACAAAATTACCATTCTTAATCTCAAGCACATTTTTTGATGTACTCATATCATCCCCTTCGCTAAATTCTTTTGTTTTATACTTCAAAGATACATTTTTCAGTATATGACGAATTACTTCTAATCCATTCATTTCACCTTTATTATCACTTAATTGCTTATTTAACACTTCTATATCAATTGAAGGTAAACAACATAATAGATTCATCACCATTTGTTTACTTAATTTATTTTCTCGCTTCGTAAATCTATAAATTCCCAATAACGAATCTTGAAATATTCCAATAATTGTATTGTTTTGTGCCGGACTTACTATCTGATTCGGTACTGCTGCAATATATTTTAATTCTATTTCCGACATTATATCTTGCGGAACATGCATATTCATTTCATCGCCATCAAAATCTGCATTATACGGCTTCGTATCACCCACATTCATTCTAAATGTATCACCTACATGTAAAATCTTTGCTAAATGACACATCATACTCATTCTATGTAATGTCGGCTGCCTATTAAATAATACAGCATCACCATCCATTAAATGACGATGCACTATATCCCCATTTTCTAATTTTATCGATTTCAAATCAACATACTTCAATGCTATCGATGCTCCATTCTTTTTCTCTAATATATTTGCACCCGGATATACATTTGAACCATTTTCTATTAATTTCATTAAATAATTATAATTTATATCATTCACTAACACCGGTTTTGTTATATTTTTCGCAATCTTTAATGGTATCCCTAATTCTTTAATAGATAAATTCGGATCAGGAGTAATCACCGAACGAGCACTAAAATCTACTCTTTTACCCATCAAATTTCCTCTTACACGACCACCCTTTCCACTTAATCTATCTTTTATTGCTTTTAACGGACGACCTGAACGTTGAGCCACAGGACCAATCCCAGGTATCTTATTATCCACCAATGTCGCTATAAAATATTGTAACATATTCGTCCAATCATCTATAATATTTAATGCAGCTTTATCCTTAATCTTTGCACGTAACGTCGTATTCGCTTTAATTATATTTACTATAATATGACTTAAATCATCCTCACTTCTTTGTTGAGCATCATGGCGAATAGAAGGTCTTACTGCCGGAGGTGGTACAGCTAGCACTTGACAAATCATCCACGCAGGATGTGAAAATACTGGACTAAATCCCATATATCTAATATCATCATCTGATATTCTATTAAATAATGTCAATACATGTTCAGCAGATAATTTTATCGTTTTAGCTTGTTGCTCTCCCTCTTCATTCTCTTGTTTATCATTATCCCATTCCATAATTAAAGTACTAATATTCTCTTTCTTAATTTTTGATGCTTGTTTAAAACCACAACCTCCTTCACATTGTTCTCCACAATATTTCACCTTACTACATAATGCATGCACCTTATTCCACCTTGATTCAGATTTTTCATCACGCAATAGTCTCTCAAATTTTGTTTTTGATATCAAAAGTTTACTACATTTAAAACATACACATTTCAAAATTTTTGTAATTGTTGGTAAATATTGAAAATAATATACTGGTCTCGCTAATTCAATATGACCAAAATAACCAGGAGAATTAATATAATCTAAACCATCCGTAGGACAAATATACCCCGGATCAGATACCCCCATCCTAGGATCAAATAGACCACCAATCACCGGCTTATTATTAATGTATGTATCTCTCGATACTATTTCAACCGCTGATCCCCGCCTTATTTCATCTGGGGACAATATACTAAATTGTATTCCAACTACTTCCGATGTATTTTTTAACATAATGTTATATACTAACTATATTTTAGATTGTTTTATTTTTTCAATTTTTATTTATTATCACAAAAATTATCAAAATATCTTTGATAATTTTTTACAAATATCTTACCTTATTTTGTAGTATGTTCTTATTGTTTTAGTGTATGTTTCAATGAGGGGTGGGGTAGGAGAACCTAGGTTCTCCCTGCAGAAACACTCCGTTCTGAATGCCTAGTCACATCAATACCCGCAATTATATTGATGACAATTATAGCTACTATATGTAGTATCAACGCACCTACTGTAACAGCATAACATCGCGAAAATATACCACTTATTATACCTAAATATGAAAATCTTTTTAACCATCTATACCTTTTCAATGCATTTTTACATTCCTTACAAAATCGTGTGTGACTATCCCATGTATCAATCATTTCATGCCATTTTAATTTTTTCGTTAAAACACTTCTCCCGAATGTTCCTCTCGGAGAATTATATTGCCCCCACTTCTTCCACCATAATCTCCAATGAATCACCCCAAGATCTGATGAAACTAACTTATAATCCGGTAAAACATCAATCGATTCTATATTATATTCAGCCACATTTAACCACGCATCAGTATTCAAAAATCTATTTGACATCGCATGTATCACCCAGATCGGTAAAAATGATTTCTTAAATGGCGATTTTATAAATACCCTACATTTACCCTCCTCCACCGGAACAGCATATAATTGTAAGTTCTTTTTCCATACTGGTCCTGTTACAATTCCTTTTATTTTAGCCGGCTGAAGCGTTCTAAAATGATAACTAGCCGGTCTCTGATAACTTATTATTCCTGATCTCGTTTTACCCCTGACCTTATCCTTAAACGATAACTCTAAATGTGTCTCATTTGTAGCCAATAATTTCATAGGTATCGGCATCCCATCCGATCTTATCCCCTGCAAACCATGATGAGCATATGGTATATGTGCCGGATCCATAAAATTCTCTATCAATATATCAAAACTATACGGCAACTCACGCACAAAATATTCGTTCAATTCATTTTTTATATCTGTATAATATATATCTGGTCTACATTTTATATCTTGATATTCTCCACATATCTCTTGTGGAAAAAATGCCCACAATAAATCATTCGTTATACATACAGGCAAAGACTTTAAATATAAACTATCCATTTTTTCATTTTCTTTTTCATTGCTTTGAGGTATCGATGTTACCGTTCCATTTTCATTATATTGCCATCCATGATATGGACACTCTATACATTTATTATCAATGCGTCCCTGTGATAACGGGGCCTTTCTATGTATACATACATCTTCTTGTACTGACCATCCGTCTCCTTTCCATACAACCCAATCCTTATTTACTATTTTTATCAAATTCGGTTCTTCACTTGACATACTACTAATACTTCCTACAGGTAACCATCCCCCTTTATTAAAATTATTATTAAAACTATATACTACATTTATATTACTTAATTTATATAACAAATTAAAATACACAACACATAAACATCTAATATACATTAAATGTTTATCAAAAAATATATTTATTATCTTTTATTATCTTTTATTAATATATTTATAAGGAACCCTCACCCCTCCTTGAGATAGATTCTTATAATCCCAGTACAAAAATACTAACAAAAAAGGGGTTTAAGGGGTACCTAAACCCCCCCTTTTATTACTACATCCAACTTTTCTATTATTTCATTTACATCTATAATTAAACCACTTACCATTATACTACATAATTCTAATATTTTTATTTTTATATTATACGATTTAATATCTAACGTTTTTAATACATCTATGTAAAAATATAATAAACCCCAATAATCCTGCTTCTCATAATAATTTTTTACAAATAATTTCTTATTGAATTTATCTTTTGTATAACAAAAATCCGCTATCTTTTTTATATATTTTATTATTATTTCACTCGATTTATCTTTTGTTGATCCCATGAAATAATAAAATAAATCACTTCTTATTGGTTCATTTAAAATAATCTCATTATTCTCTTTCACTTCTTTTTTTATATATTCTTCTACCTCTTTTTTACTCATATCATTATTTATTCCCAATAAAATACTCTCATATGGTCTATTAAAATGTATCACATTTATATGCTTTTCAGGCATACCTACATATGCTAACCCCCAATCTATTAATTTTATCGTTTTTTTATTTGACACTAGATTTTGTGGTTTAATATCTGTATGATAAATACTTATTTTATGCATCGGATTAATACCATTTATCAATATATCTTTTATTTTACTACTTATATTTTTCACTATTGATATTTTTTTTTTTTTTGATGATTTAAAATTGTCTTTTAATATCTCATGTAAATTTTTTCCACCATATAATTGATTATTTAATAATAATTCATTATTTTTATAATAATTCATTACTATATTTTTATCACATCTTTTTTGCATATATATTTCATCTCTTTTTGACTGTTTATCCGCAAAACAATATTCATTCGGTATTATAAAATATTTCTTATAATTCTTAATTAAAGATATATTTCTTTCTAATTCCTTTCCTATGAAAATCTCATCAAAACCATTTTCTTTTAACATTAATTTAGAAACTCCTCGTTTCTTTCTAGTTTTATTTTTACACTTTAATGGAGGTTTAAATACGCATCCGTATGATCCAGAACCTATCACTTCTCCACCATTTTGTTTCATTTTATAATATTATTATATACATATATTTTAATTATATGAATCAAATTTTATATAGTATAGTATTGTTTTTATTCGGTGTTATTATCACATTTCAATGTAAACCAAAAATACTTTTCACAGAAAAGGGAAGTTTTAGAGAATTCGGTGCAGGATATACCAAAAAAACTATTTTACCTGTTTGGTTATTTATTATTTTTTGGGCTATTGCCTCTTATATCATAATTAAAACATGTAACATTTTATTATAAATAACCAGTATATATTTTTATTTATTGTAATCCTTATACAATAAATAAATCGCATTTGTAATCGAAACCTAGGTTCTCTCAACCCCTCCTTCGTAATGGATTCCTATTTTTTTTACTTACTTTTACTTTCTTCTTTTTTATTATTCTTTTAGTTTTTTTATTTTTTTCTTTCATTAGTCCTCCTGAAGAAGGGAGTGAATGAGAACTTCGATTCCCCATTTTCTTTATTTTTTTATTAGTTATTTTTTTTATTATCAGCTTTTTTCTAATTTTAGATACATCTGTTTTATTTTTTAACTTCATAGTACTTCCACCTTTCTTTTCATCAGATTTCATATCATCGGATTCCCCTTCTTTACCTTCCATTTCATCAGATTTCATTTCATCAGATTTCATTTCAGATTTCATTTCATCAGATTCCCTCGTTATTAATATAGTATAAGGAATATCTGGATCACATCCCTTTATATCATCATCAGACTTAACTTCAGCCGTTTCTGTAGACTTATCTGGTATTGAAACAAAATTAATAACAAGGCGTATTCCATTTGGTGCAGACATGATTATATTACTTTCATTATCGTCTAAAATTTCTTTATAACGTTTAATTGCACTTTGCAAATTCATTAAATTACTATTTATTTCGGCGGCAAGCTCTTCGGCTTTATCATTATGATATTTGCATACCGTAACATATGACGAAAATTGTATTGCATCAGCCGCATGTTTTGGTTCTTTTTCTTTAAATTTTTCAAATATATTATCCAATATTTGTTCTATTTGAAATTTAGGATCATTTATATAATAATTTAATAAATCTGCTCCTAGGTTTAATATCAAACTACTTGCTAGGGTTTTTAATGATAAAAATTTTTCTAATTGTTCTACATAATTAGCTCTATAAAGCTCATCATATTTATCGTTCCAATTGCTTATCATTACATCTTTTGTGTGCGACGATTTGTCGCCTCTTTTTCTAGTTTTACGTGATCTAATATAGTGAACGGGTCCCCCCATCTCAAGACCCCCTGCATTAAATATCGCTCCCTTCTCCCAAATTTCTATAAAGTCATTCATATGTTTGCTTGTATTTCCTGAAAGAAATAGCATTGCTTCGGTTGAATTATCATGTTCACTATAATTTAATCTTGGTACACCTTTTTTAAAATATTCCTTCATAACTGATACATTAAATTGTGTGGCTTTCTTTATTCTTGCTTTTTTTTCAAGCAAATTTTCCAAATACGCTTTACATTCAGGATCGAGATTGGGCAACTGCAGATGAGATTCTTGTACTGTTTGTGTATATATACCCTTCAATTCTTCTCTTTCACTACATCTTACTCTCCCGTTTCTAATCATTTGCTCTCGTGCTCGATCTATTGATTTTTGATAACTTACAAAACTTTTTCCCCGAAAATTTGCAAAATTCTTCCCTTCACTCTGTCTTCTAGGATCATTTCTTAAACTAATTTCTAAATCTTTAATACTTGGTATTTCCACTCCCCTTTCACTCGAATCGCTTCTTCTTCTTCTTTCACCAACATCTCGCTCGTCAGCTTCATCGTCTGGATCCATTTTCATATCACTATCTGTAGAGGGAGAGGGTATGTGATATCCTAGTTTATCAGGATGCGCATTGATACTTAATTTACAATCAATATCACTATGTTCCTCATGAGCTACACTACACATAGCTGTATACGCTTCTTCATTTTTTTTAAAAAAAATGACTATTTCTTCCCAAATATTTTCAGGGGTTTCCTCCTTCTTCTCCTCCTCGTCCTCTTCCTTCTCCTCCATCTTGTCCTGGTCCTCGTCGTCCTCGTCGTCCTCGTCGTCCTCGTCGTCGTCGTCTGCCTCTGATAACATTTTTAATATTTTTTTATTTGTTTCCGTTAATTTTTCAAAATTTTTTCTTCTACTAATATCATCAAATTGTTCTAAAGTTTCAATAGAAGAATTATAATGCTCTCGTCTGCTTTCATCAATATCCCATTTTGTTATTCCCGGATTCAAATATATATCTACCATGTTTTTAAGTAATTGAGCAAATAATATGCATATATTTCCACCTGCCATAGTAATTATATGTAATTGTTTCATATATTGCCCATTTTCAGAGCCGTGACTTCCATTTCCATTTAATATTTGCATAAAAAAGGGAAATATTTTTCTAATTTTTTTGTTGATAATAACACTTGTTACAAAGTTCAATCTAATTCTTCTTTTATCACTTTTGTGATCTGATGTATTTCTATCCATTTCTTCTAATTCATATTTAACTTTTTTTAATGGTTGTTTTATTCCATATTTCATTGAATCTATAAATGTAATAATTCCTCCTTCGTCCATTACAGAAGCACCAATGTCTAAAAGTTCACCTGTAAATGACTCCCATATTAATTCAAATAATTCAAAATCCATATAGACTATATTTATATATACATTGATTAAAATAATCTATTTTTATTTATATATTAATTCATCTAGAATTATATGTTATACGATTCTTTTTTTTAGCTTTCTTTGTTCTTTTTTTTAAATTTCTTTGTTCCTTTTTTGCACCTAAAGGTTTTCTAAAATCTAAAAGATAATAACCTTTTTTCAATATAGGGCCTTCTCCTTTTAATACAATTGCAGGTTTTTCTTCTTCTCGACGGCGGCGGCGGCGATCAAATTCTATCTCTTCCTCTTCTCTTGTGCGTCGGTATTCTTTTGTCACTAGTTCACGTTTAGTTGGATTTTTTTTTATAGATGATTCTATTTTTGCAACTTCTTCACTTATATTCTTACCTTTTTTAGGAGGGGGTATTTTTCTACTTTTCACTGTCTCATGGATACTTTGTGGTAATGATTTCAATTGATTTTCAATAGCAATATCTATCGGAGCTAATTTCGATATATCCTTTTTACCCATATACTATATATAATAAATACAAAAATATATATATTAAAATCTAATATTTATTCAATTTGTCACTTAATCTTAAAAACTAAAAGGTTTCATATAAATATTAAAAATTTCACTTTTTTCTTTTTTCTGATTTGTATAAAAATAGAATGTTTAGTGACAAAAAGTTACCTTTTACAAATAGAGAATTCGGTGCTGGTTATACCAAAGCATACTTTCTGTGATTGTATATAAATTAAAAATAATAGTTATTATTTTATTATTTTTAATTGCTGCAAAATCATATTCATCTACCAAACTATTGGTCCGAATTACCTCCTGCATCTGGATCAACATTTGGATCATTAACATAGACGATATCACATATATCTTTCATTAGTTTCTTTTCATTTAAATCAGAAGAGCATTGTTGTAACACATCAACATATTCATCAGGATTATGAACCAACTTATTAATGGAATTTACTTGTTTACTACATAACCTATTTAAAAATTTTTTGGTTGTCTTATTATTTGTGTCCTTTTCCCATGTATCATTTTTAATATACAACACTTCCCGCTTTTTATCACTGCAATGTATAGGTCGTTCATGTAGGGCTAGTTTATTCATATTTTCCATTATTATATGACTTAATCCTGTAGTTATTCCTTCATCCTTGGTAAGTGATAAAGCCTGTGCTGTAATTTCTATGTTCTCTATAAAGTCCCTTAAGCTTAATGCATTTTTACATTTTTCGTTTAAGAAAATGTTGATGTTGAATTTATTATTACCTACTTTTGGAATTAAATCATTTATTTGTTTATTCTTCTCTTCCATTTGTTTTTTAAGAAAATCATTTTCGTTGCTTATCTTTTCCAGTAACTGAATTTTCAAAACATCATTTTCTTCTTGTAGATCTTTTATTTTTTCTTCTTGTAAAAAAGAACATTTTTTTTTGTGAGCAAACATGCCTTGTCTATATTTATATGATTTTCCACAATCGCAGACGTAAAAGTTCGTAAAGTTCGTTTTTTTGTCATTCAAGCGTAACGATTTATGTTTTTTCGTCTCAAGATGTCTATCAAAGTCTGTTTTTTTGTTACTGAAAAAGTCACATTTTTCACAACAATATAAAAAGTTCGTTTTTTTCGTTTTTTTGTCATTCATGCGTCATTATTTTACACCAATATTTTTAAATCCTCTTTTTTTTTTAAAAAAAAATTATGGTAACAAACCTAAAAATTAAAAATAAAAGTGCCCTACATTTCAGTCACAACTGTTTTTTTTGGGTTTTTTTGGGAAATTTTTTTGGATTTTCCATTTTTGGACATGTCCATTTTTAAGATTTTCAAAAAAATTTATTAAAAAAACCCAAAAAAAACAAAAAAACAAACCTTACCATAATTTTATTTTTATAAATAGTTTTTTATTAACAAAACCATTAAAAGCTGTGTTATATATTTGCAATGAATGAGAAAGAATAAAGGTTGATAAAAATGGATAAAGAAATGATGAATAAGATAGTATAAAAACAATTTAAAATAATAATAGTAAATGGACGATTCTCAAAAAGATTATTTAAATAAATACATGAGAGAGAATGATGTTGAAGACACAACTAATAAAATACGCAAAGAAAGACAAAGTAATCAATTAAAGATTGATATAAAGAAGTTAATGGAATTGCGAAGTTTATATAAGAGCGATCAATTATTTATCTCTGAGTGTGAAAAAAAATGTAGATTTTTAAAGACAAATCAACCAAAATTATACGAGAAATTAACTACAAATATAAATAAGAATACAATATCAATAACAAATGATATGATAAATCTTTTAACACAAATAGAAAATGGTATAATTGATCAAAATGAGGCTTCATATTCGTTTGGAATGTTATGTAAAAAATTATATATTGATCCAGTTATAATAGATAAAAAAGAGATAAAAGATATAAGTTGGAAAGAATATAAGAAAATGCAAAAGGAATAATAAAAAACCTATATATTTTATAATAATGAATATTATAAAATTGTCAAGCTTGACAAAAGCGATGTATTCGAGAGATATTAATACAACACGATCATATTGTATGGACCTATCTATGAATGCGGATGATTTTGATAATATATTTTATTTCAAAGCAAATTCAATAATGGATATAAGAAATAAATCTACAGAATTTTATGTAGATGCAAATAATTGGCCTGATATTTCATTTTCTAATGGAATTGTTTCTAACAATGGGAAAAAGGATATAGAAGATTATTCATTAACAGAAAATAAAGTTAAATTACTAGGACCGGCCTGGTTAGCAAACAATATAACAAATGGTATAAGTAAATCATCAAAAATATTTTCAAATGAAAAAGAATTAATTCAGCAATATATTACTTTAGACAACCATGAAAATAAAATAGGTATCAAACAATCTATTATAGATAAATTATCAAAAGCCGGAAGTAAATCAGAACCTTTAACTAATTTAAATATTAATGATATAAATATAACGAAAGAGATAATATCACATTTTTTGATAAGTAAAAATCCAAATATAATGTCAAGATTTGATAATATGATGAATAATGATAATGTATGGAATGCAATAAAATTTACTAAAGGAGATGTTTTACAATTTGATATTATATATGATATTAATATGTTTTGCAGAGAGAAGTATAATGCTGAAGATCAAGATTTTTTAGTTAAAATAACTCTTTATTAAATTAGGGACCAGGATTTTCCCTTTTCTTTCCCTTCTTTGTAGAGGGGTTTTATCATTGGTCCTCCCCGAGGAGATGATGTAGAGGGAAAATATATATCTTATTATTTTAATAACTATTCGTTATTAATTTAAATGTAAAAATTAAGTAAATTTTTTTTATTTATATAATTAGTTATTAAAGTTTAAGTTATAAAATATGCACTTATTTTATAACACATTTATATAATGATACAAGATAATGAAAAACAACCTATATTTGCTGTACCAGGGTTAAACACTAATGTAGGATTTATAAATACTAGTTTAGCCATTGATACAACTGAAAAAAAAGCTTCATATTGCTTACATTTAGATGTAAATAAAAATTTATTAAATGATATATTTTTTATAAAATCAAAATCTATTTCAGATGTATTATCTTCAAAAACTCAATTTTATGTTGATCCAGAAAAATGGCCTGATTTAGAGTTTTCGTCTGGTATTGTAAGCAATAATAAACAAACTGATATAAATAATTATAGTTGTGATAAAGAAGTTAAATATATAGGTGTATCGTGGTTAGCAAAGAATATAACAAATGGATATAGAAATTCAAAGATATTTTCAAATGAATCAGAATTAATAAAACAATATGAATTATTAGATAATGTAAATGATGAAAATATTAAAGGTATAAAACAGTTAATTAAAGAAAAATTAAATAAAGCGGGAACAAAAAAAATACCTTTGAACAATAGAGAAAATAGTAGAAAGAATATTTGTAGGGATATTTTGAATACATTTATTTTATCAAAATCTACTTTAGAACATAATAGATTACAGCGTATATTAAAGAATAAAAAAGATGGGTGGAGTTCTTTTAAATTTATAGCTGGAGATATAATAGAATTTAATCTAACTTATAGTGCAGAATCAATAACCACTATAGGATTACCTATAAATGTAGAAGGTACAGATTTTGGTGAAAAGAAATTAGAAGATCAAGATTTTAAAGTAATACTTAAGATCGTAGAATCTTCGGAACCGGAACCAGAGCCAGAACCAGAACCAGAGCCGGAACCGGAACCAGAGCCAGAAAATGAACCAGAACCTGAAATAGAAACGGATATTAGAATTCAAACACAGTATTATAAGAAAACGACAGATGGTCCTTATGGATATTGGGGTACAGATAATGTTTTTACTAATGGGTGGACATTAGTATCAATTCAAAATACTATACGATTGGGCGAAACTATATGGAAAATAGAGGGTAATTATGATTATAGTTATGATTGGTATGAATATTTAACTTATTATCCAGGGATTGGTTTATTTGATCCAAATAATAGAAAGGATTCTATAAATTTTATTAAACCCGAATACAAAAATGATAAATTATTAATGAATACCAATAGAGGAATACCTAGTAGTTTAAAATCAAGAGTTGTGTTTGTTTTACCTGGTCGTGTTATTTTAAATATTTATCAAATGAAGAATTATTTTGGAGAAATTATTAGTAAAGAAAATATAACAATAAATAATCAATATGTAAAAAATCCAAAAGTATATCCGGAACCTGAACCTGAACCAGAACCAGAGTATGAACCAGAATCTGAACCAGAATCTGAACCTGAACCAGAATCTGAACCTGAACCAGAATCTGAACCTGAACCAGAATCTGAACCAGAATCTGAACCTGAACCAGAATCTGAACCTGAACCGGAGTCAGAACCTGAACCAGAATCAGAACCAGAGCCGGAATCAGAACCGGAATCAGAACCGGAATCAGAACCGGAACCTGAACCCGAATCTGAAGTGGAATCTGAAGTGGAATATAAGGAGGAATTAGAACCAGAACCAGAGCCTGAATCAGAATCAGAACCAGAATCCGAACCGGAACCAGAATCAGAACCAGAATCAGAACCAGAACCCGAATCTGAACCCGAATCAGAACCAGAACCAGAATCTGAACCTGAATCTGAACCCGAATCAGAACCAGAACCAGAATCTGAACCAGAATCTGAACCCGAATCAGAACCAGAACCAGAACCAGAACCCGAATCAGAAGTAGAACCAGAACCAGAATCAGAACCAGAATCAGAACCAGAACCCGAAGTAGAAAAAAAACCAATAGTAAAAATAAATTATGTAGATAATAGGTTAAAAGATGATATTGAATATGTAGAAAACATATTATCTGATATATTGGTTGATTCTAATAAAACAGAGCCGTATGTTATTACTATACATAATATTACATTTCCAAATAATAATATACTAGGAGGTGCAGATTGGACAACGGGTAATGTATATTTAAATATAAACAATATTAATTCCACTGCGATTTTAAATGATATAATTCGTCCGACAAATTCAATAGTAATATTGCATGAAATATTGCATATATTAGGGTTAGTAGGATTACCAGGAACATCTGGTGAATATTTGATAGATGTTGATTATAAAGTATATACTGGTGTAAATGGTGTATTAAGATACAAAGAATTATTGAGTTACTTGGGTTATGATGTAAGCGAAATGTCTGATTTTATACCACTAGAAGATGATTTTGGTACAGGAACAGAGTTACATCATTTTGAAGAAGGTTTAGATAGTGATTATTCGATTGAATATAGATATATAAATGATGTATATTATCCAGTTATTCCTTCTGAAATAATGACAGGTTTTTCATCGACTGGTAAAAATAGTTCAAATTATTTAACACCAATAACTTTGGGTGTTTTAGAAGATGCAGGTTATACTGTTAATTATAATTCACAACATGTATTATCTTCTGGTAAAGATTTAACAATATTAATTGATGATACAGATGTAGCATTAGAGAATATAATAGAACCAGTTGCAGATTCTGATTCAGTAATAGAACAGAATACAGTTAATATGATTAGAATAAGACTAAAATTAGATGGTGATTTAAGTATTTATTTTGATCCTGGTGTACCGAAGGAAAGAAGATTACAGCAGATACAGATGCAATTTATGTGTGAGGATAAAAATAATAGATATGAAATAACATATAATAATTTTATAGAAGAAACAAATGGTGTAAATGATAATTGGATATTGGGAAAACAAAATATTAGTAATAATGAGAATATTATTTGCAATTTTTTAAATAAGGGTAATATCGTATATATTAATAATGAAACGATATTTGCTAATATTTCATCATTTACTGATATATCATTAGTAAGATTGAATAGCGATTCTTTATATTTTCAAGTTATATTATGTGATTCTTTATATGGTAATATACATACTTATACTGTAAATAGCAAAAATAAATTAATAATTGAGAATGAGATAAGTGAAAATAATTATGTAGGATCAGTAAATTTGTTAGGATTGGTTTTTATACAGGAAACATATGATAGTAATGTTGAAGATTTTTTAACTATAGGCGAAATGATAGATGTTGATAATCAAGCAGTATTTTTTCGCGATGAGACATATATAACAGATATATCTCAACAGTTATATTTAGCTGAACATTTAGAAGAACAATTCAGGGGTTATTATATTGCTCATAGAACGTTAGGTAATGCATACTATTATAATACTTATGACAATGGACCATATGATAATTTAGTTGTTTCTAATAAATATGAAAAACCTGTATCTCAAAAGAGTTATTTTCAATTAAATAGTGGATTTCAGACTCAAGGTTATTATATTGCTACAAGATCGCCGGGTGAAGCGAATTATTATCTATTGTATCCAGAACCAGAACCAGAACCAGAACCAGAGCCCGAACCAGAACCGGAACCCGAACCAGAGCCCGAATCCGAACCAGAACCAGAACCTGAATCAGAGCCTGAACCAGAACCCGAATCCGAGCCTGAACCAGAGCCTGAATCAGAACCCGAACCAGAGCCCGAATCCGAACCAGAACCAGAACCGGAATCAGAGCCCGAACCAGAACCAGAGCCAGAACCCGAACCAGAACCAGAGCCAGAGCCAGAACAAGAACCGGAGCCTGAATCAGAGCCTGAACCAGAGCCTGAATCAGAACCAGAACCAGAGCCTGAACCCGAACCAGAACCAGAACCTGAATCAGAGCCTGAACCAGAGCCAGAGCCAGAACAAGAACCGGAGCCTGAATCAGAGCCCGAACCAGAACCAGAACCGGAATCAGAGCCCGAACCAGAACCAGAGCCAGAACCCGAATCAGAGCCTGAACCGGAGCCAGAATCAGAACCCGAGCCAGAGCCAGAATCAGAGCCTGAACCGGAGCCAGAATCAGAGCCTGAATCCGAGCCTGAACCAGAACCAGAATCAGAGCCTGAACCAGAACCAGAATCAGAGCCAGAGCCAGAGCCAGAATCAGAGCCGGAACCAGAGCCAGAATCAGAGCCGGAACCAGAGCCAGAATCAGAACCAGAACCGGAGCCAGAACCAGAGCCAGAACCAGAAATATTTGAGAATATTGTAACAGTAATAATGAAATTAAATGGTGATATAACAATAGAATTTTCAAAAGACGTTGATATAAATAGACGATTACAAGTAATACAATTAGAATTTTTACAAGATGATAATATATTTTTTAATAGAATAAATTTTTTTAGTGTAACATATTTAGATGAAAATGGTGTATTATTAACAGATAATTGGGTAAAATCAAATAGAACTTTAGGTAATGGGAGTGCACCTAATTTTAATGGTGTAATTTCAAATGCGTTGACAAACGGAAATATAATATATGTAGAGGATGAACAAGTATTTGCCCAAGTAACTACAACGAATTTAATTAATGATTTGATATATATACCTCGTTTAGATACACTATCATCCAATATTCAAGTAACATTAGAAGATATTAATGATCCCACATTAATATACACCTATAAAACTAATGATATCAATAATGTATTGATTGTTATAAATGAAGAACCAGAACCAGAGCCGGAGCCAGAACCGGAATCAGAGCCAGAACCGGAGCCGGAATCAGAACCTGAACCGGAGCCAGAATCAGAACCTGAACCGGAGCCAGAATCAGAACCAGAGCCGGAGCCAGAATCAGAGCCTGAACCGGAGCCAGAATCAGAGCCTGAACCGGAGCCTGAACTCGAACCCGAATCAGAACCGGAGCCTGAACCTGAACCTGAATCAGAACCAGAATCAGAACCGGAACCAGAACCAGAATCAGAACCGGAACCAGAACCAGAATCAGAACCAGAACCAGAATCAGAACCAGAACCAGAACCAGAATCAGAACCAGAACCAGAATCAGAGCCTGAACCAGAGCCTGAATCAGAGCCTGAACCAGAGCCTGAACCAGAACCGGAATCAGAGCCTGAACCGGAGCCTGAATCCGAGCCTGAACCAGAGCCTGAATCAGAGCCAGAGCCAGAGCCTGAATCCGAACCAGAACCGGAGCCGGAATCAGAACCAGAACCGGAGCCTGAATCAGAGCCTGAACCGGTGCCGGAATCAGAGCCTGAACCAGAGCCGGAATCAGAACCAGAACCGGAGCCGGAATCAGAGCCTGAACCGGAGCCTGAATCCGAGCCTGAACCAGAACCAGAACCAGAACCAACAATGATAACAGTACACAATACGATGAATATAATTGCGGATCTAGGTGGACCTTATGTTAGATATATTAAATTATTTAAAGCTGCCAACTCCTCCGAGTTAATTGAAAATTGTATTGCAATTAGTGAATTTTCAATTCAACCTTCGGATATACCATTAGACACAGTTTCAACACATGGGTCGTCATTATCAATATATGAATGGCCTAATGCTATTGATGATAATTACAATACCTTTTTTTATCAGTCACCCGGGAATGATAATCTTTCAAGTTGGGTCAAGATAGATCTTGGACAAAGTTATCCTATTTCTGATATAAGTAATATTGTTATTCATCTACAAGATGATATTCTGCCCAATTACACTCTCCCGCCTAATGTGCCCACGTTGAATAGTTTATTAGGAAATCTTCGAGTACAATTATTAGCTTCTGATGAAAGTATAGTGAGAGAAACAATCATTCCTTCACATATTTTTGGTAATAATCAAAATAAAACAGTGATTATTGAATATGCTTCGGACATGATCTACCAAAGTTATGTACCAGAACCGGAACCCTGGCATTATACACACTATATAATTCAAGAACTTAACATTTCAAATATTATCAACATGACCATAGAGCCAAACACTTATCATTTAGAAGAGATTGCGACACTTTTCTCAAATGATTTGTGTATGAATGTCTTATCTGTTGATAGACCAAGAAAAAAATTAATATTTGATAGTGATGTTTTATTATCTGGATTAAGTTTGTACGTATTTACAGTTGAAAGTAAAACGTTAGATTCATCAGACAACGAATTATTATTTGCGTTATTGGAGTCAGAACCTGAACCAATAACGGCCGACTCGTCGTATCAAGATGCAACTGAAATTCCTGCCTATTTTTGGAGAGATTATTCAAATAATTTTGATGACAATTATGACATTAGATACTGGTTCAACCTTGATAAAGTGACAGATATTGGAATTGCAGCGTTTCAAGATGCTAGTTTTATAGGTGATTTGAAGTTATTCAACGTAACGCATATAGGCAATGATGCATTTAAAAACGCAACCATAACAGGTGACCTAATTTTTAGTGCCACTGATTTGTCTTTAGGTGATACGGTATTTGAAGATTCAAATATTAATGGCAATTTAAATTTATCAGGTTTGATAACAAAGATTCCAATTGACACTTTCCACAACGCAATATTAGGTCCATCAATAGGTGTACGAAGTGATATTTGTTTGAATTTACTTGGGTTTGAAGGGACGTACGTGGCGGGGCGTGACTTTTATACTTTTGGCGACCTCATTCCCGATGCCACTTACCCAGTGTTCAGAAATACAACATTTAATATGCCAATACTTTTTAATGATTCAGCTAAAACATTTACCGATAGAAATTTTGAATTCGCAAAAATAAATGTACCACTAATTATGAATGGTTTCAATGCAGCTTTTACTTGGAAGAGTCTAGCAGAGGATGCTTCGATAAACAATGCATCAATTGACCCATTTGATGTGTTCTCCTCGGAAGAATACGCAGAAGACTACTATAATGCTAAAGGAAATGTATTTCAATATAAAGAACTTGAAACCATGGCGTCATACGCATTGAGACCGACTTTCAATAATGTAGAAATAGCCGAAAATGCATACTTAGATTTAAGAGGAATTGATTTAAATATATCAGAAGAATATTTAGTTTCGCAAGATGGAACAGGTGGTCATGTAAGTGAGAAAATTGTAAAAATTCATGCTTGGGGGGGAAATTCATGTTTAAAACCGTGGAGTAGAGAATATCATTGGTATGCATTAGAACCAGAGTGGTTTTATAATGTATCGGGTAAAGTAATACTGAAACCAGTTGTGCATTATTGTAGAGTGAATGTGGATAATGGTGTATCAATTACATCAGATTATACTCCATTCATAGATTTTGTGAATTCATATTTCGTTTCTTCTTTATCTGATCCCAGTTTTGAAATTTTTGAAGTTGGTTATGAACCTGAACCACAGCCGGAACCTGAGCCAGAGCCCGAATCAGAACCAGAACCGGAGCCTGAACCGGAGCCTGAATCAGAGCCTGAACCAGAGCCCGAATCCGAGCCTGAACCGGAGCCGGAATCAGAACCAGAACCGGAGCCGGAATCGGAGCCAGAATCAGAACCAGAACCGGAGCCTGAACCGGAACCGGAATCAGAGCCAGAACCGGAGCCTGAATCAGAGCCAGAACCAGAGCCTGAATCTGAACCTGAACCCGAATCAGAACCAGAACCAGAGCCAGAATCAGAGCCAGAACCAGAATCAGAACCAGAGCCAGAACCAGAATCAGAACCAGAACCAGAATCAGAACCAGAGCCAGAACCAGAATCAGAACCAGAACCAGAATCAGAACCAGAGCCAGAACCAGAATCAGAACCAGAGCCAGAACCAGAATCAGAACCGGAATCAGAGCCAGAACCGGAGCCTGAATCAGAGCCTGAACCAGAGCCGGAATCAGAACCTGAACCAGAACCGGAATCAGAGCCTGAACCGGAGCCTGAATCAGAGCCAGAACCAGAACCAGAACCGGAGCCTGAACCGGAGCCGGAATCAGAGCTAGAACCGGAGCCTGAATCAGAGCCAGAACCAGAGCCTGAATCTGAACCTGAACCTGAACCAGAAGGACCACCCGAACCGGAACCTGAATCCGAACCGGAAACAACTAATATAGTTATAGTAAAATTAAATGCAAGCGGTGAAGTTTTAATAGATTTTGATAATGGTGTACCAGATAATAGAACATTATCGTCTATTCAAATGGTACTGGATCCAAGTTTAAATTTAGAGTACACAGTTAATTTTGTACCATATTTAATAGTAGGTGGACAGTATGATGCATGGGGAACTGATTCGTTTAGTAGTCCAGAAAATATAGTTGTTTTATATGATGGAAGTTATTATTTACAAGGTAATAATTTAAATTTTGGAGATAAAATAAAGATAAGAGAGGAGACAAAAATAGCAGATATAACTTCAAATACAATACTTCCAACTTTAAATAATAGTTCTATGTTTTTCCAAGTTGTATTGAAAGAAGATAATGGAGGAAATACATATACATATACAATAAATAATGCTGTAAATAATTTAGTAATAGTAAATGATTTTGCCGCATATAGTAATGTGTTACCTAATGTAGTTATGAGTAGAATGTTACCAACTAATATTCAATCAGAGACAAATACAACAGAATTGATGTATTCTGTTTCGCAAAATATTATGCAAATGAATATTGGCTTACAAAATAATATTGAAAAGATGTTTATACGTGTTAATAAAACACGAGAGGAACAAAGAAATTATTTTTTAACAGAAGAGATAAGTGAGCAATATCGTGCTTATTATGTTGCAACTAGAACATTAGGTAATGCAAATTATTATAAATCATTTAATAATGAAGATAATGAATTGTTAATAATAACAGATGAATTAGCGAATTCAATATCACAGCAACAGTATTATTTTTCTTTAAATTCGAGTGAACAGTTTCGGGGTTATTATATAGCCCAAAGTCCAATAGGAAATGCAAATTATTATACATTATTTTTAGAACCAGAACCGGAGCCAGAACCAGAACCAGAACCAGAACCAGAACCAGAATCAGAACCAGAACCGGAGCCAGAACCAGAACCAGAACCAGAACCAGAATCAGAACCAGAACCGGAGCCAGAACCAGAAATACCACCAATATTTATTATAAATAATTTGGATGATACATTAAATAGTGATATTTCATATGTAACAAACATTTTATCAGACATATTGATTTATTCAAATATAGAAGAAATTTATACAATAACTACAAATACGAAAGAATTTTCAAATAATAATGTGTTAGGTGAAGCATATTGGAGTACAGGTATTGTAAATGTAAATATTAATAATGGTGGTTTAATGGGTGTATTAAATGATGAAACAGTTAGTTTGAATTCGATAATTTTATTACATGAGATATTACATATACTTGGATTAATAGGTTTACCAGGAACACCTGGTGCAACAGATGTAAGTCAAAATGGTTTTGTTTACACGGGCGTAAATGGTGTAGCTAAATACAAAGAATTATTAAGTTCTTTGGGTTATGACGTAAGTAAAATGGAAGATTTTATACCACTAGAAGATGATTTTGGTGCTGGAACAGAGATATATCATTTTGAGGAAGGTATAGATAATAATTTGAATTCATCGGGTGAATATATAGTTGAACGTAGATTTATAAATGACGTATATTATCCAGTAATTCCATCTGAAATTATGACAGGATTTATATCAGAAACTAATTATTTAACTCCAATAACATTAGGTGTTTTAGAGGATGCAGGATTTACAGTAAATTATGATTCTGAACATGTATTATCAGCTGGTGATAATTTAAGATTTTTAACTAATGAACCGGAGCCAGAATCAGAGCCAGAACCGGAGCCTGAACCAGAACCAGAGCCAGAATCAGAGCC